ACCAAAGTTCTCAAGTATAACCTTGTCTCATAAAGAGCAGGTAATACTGGAACCAAAGTTCTCAAGTATAACCTTGTCTCATAAAGAGCAGGTAATACTGGAACCAAAGTTCTCAAGTATAACAGACGCAAATAATAATTTTACCATTGTATTATTTGAAAATTTGGATGGTGCATCAAATATAATTTCTCCATTAAGCATTACATTTGCTATTTCATTATTACATTTAGCATCCATTGGTAATACAAATAAACAATTAACCAACCTTCTTGGTTACAAATACAGCGCTAATGAATTAGAATATATTTATGGATTACTAAATAATTCCATCATAAAAATGACAAATGCATTAATAATAAACAAAAATAATAAAATTAATAAAGAATATGTGGATATGGTTAGTCACATGGTCTATTTTATTAATGAAGATGTTAATGATTCAGATTTGGTAATTCATAAACTAAATAGATACATAGAAAAAAACACGGATGGTATGATTAAAGATGTAATTTCTGATAAAGATATTACTCTGTTAACCAATTTATCAATAGTTAATACTATTTATTTTAAAGCAAGTTGGCAACATAAATTTAATACAAATGATACTACCAGAATGAAATTTCATCATACCGAAACAAATATGGTTAATATGATGCATCAAATAAATTATTTTAATTATTATGAAAATAAAACAATACAAATGGTCGAACTTCCGTACGATGAAAATGATTATGCCATGGGAATTATTCTTCCGCGTTTATATTTGGAACAAACCAGCTTGGATTATTTGATAAATAATGTTCCACGATTTACTACAGGCGAAATAAATGAATTTATCAACAACATGCAATTAAAAAGAATTAATTTATATTTACCCAAATTTGTGCACAGAAAAAATATTGATTTGGTAACAATTCTTAAAAAAATGGGCGTGACAAACATATTTAGTATGGCGTACGCAAAACTTGACGCGATATCCCCGAATATTTTTGTTTCTAAAATATTGCACGATACTGTAGTTATTGTGGATGAAATGGGTACAGAAGCTATTAATAAAACAATCGAAAAAGAAGATTCAATATTATTTAAGGCTAATCATGCTTTCATTTATTATATTCGTCATGTACCAACTAATTTATTTTTATTTTATGCGGATTACCAAGGAAATTAATGTAATTTATTGAATTATATTAATTTATATTAATTTATTGTAACATCATTTTGTAATATTTTGTTTTGTATTTAAAATATTTTTTCATATAAATATTATCATTACCATTACCACCAATCATATCGGGATCTATATTCATATGGTTCATATCATTTGTATCAACCGGATAGATTATCTCTTTTTTGGTATTTGGTTGGGCAGTTTTTTCTAGAAGGCTGCATTTTGATGATGGTGTATCCTCGGAGAGAATTTGACCGTTTGATGCAGTGAGAGGTTTTTCGTGAATGTTATATTTTTCTTTAAATTCGTTATGTTTATTTTTTTGGTCATAATAAGATTTTACTAAATGGGTCACTGTGCCAACATGTTGTAATGCTGTAATATTTTTCCAATTTTTAATAGCTCGGTTTAGTGCAATATTCATTCTGTACGAATTATAGTGTACTTTATGTAAAACTCCTAATAATAAAGCATACGCTTTTTGGATATTATACAGTTCATTAAATTTAATAGCAATATTCACACCGGATAAAGCATAAAATTTAATAATTTTTTCTAATACACCAGCAAAACTAATGTTTGTACTATTACCTATCTTTTCGGTAAATTCTGGTAGAATATCCTGGTTCTCGACGATTGTTTCAGTGTCTTTTGGTTTATATTCTAAATAGGAATAGATTGAATTGACATTTTGGGGATCAAACCAGTAGTGTTGGCCATCCGAATCCATTTTTTTTTCATCTGCAATTCTTTGTTCACTGAATATATTCTTTTTATAAATATCGGATTTTTGTGCTTCTATTTCTTTATTCTTAATATTTTCGATTTTGTAACAAATAAGCTCTTTTTTCAAATTTTGATATTCTGGAGTGTTCATATCAATTTGTGTTTCAACGCATTTACTATTTAATAAATGTGTCATAGTGTCAAGCATTTCGTCATAATTATAAAATAATGACATCAAAATAGTGTCCAATAATGTTTTAATATCTGGATTACCGGCATATATATCAATTTCTCCAACCGCACCAAAATCAATTAAAGTCATTTGATTATTTTCATAAGAAAAAAATATATTACCGGAATGCAAATCACCATGATAAAAACCATTTTGGACAAAATTTGAGAAAAATTTAAAAATCAAAATATCCAAACAACGATGGAGTTTGGCACGATATTTTGTATCGTTTTCAACTAATTTATTTTCTATTAAATTACTTAGTGGAACACCAGGTGCTAATGTCATTGTCAAAGCGAACCAACAGCCAGGATAAATAATTCCGGGAATATTTTCTATGGTAGTCAACTTGGCATTAATATCTACATCAAAAACATTTTCGTAATCGTCTGTATAATATTTATGTCCCTTGGTTACATTTTCAATTTCCCCATTAACATTTAATTCTTTGCCGTTCGATTCCAAAATATTTTTGATAAAAGTTTGTTCACATGTTCCCTCGGGAAAAACATTGTATAGTGTTTTATATTCCCAACAGGATTGTGCAACGGTGAGAGGCTTAATTATTTTGATAATAAATATATTTGATGGATCATCGACTCTGACTACTTTGCATACATGTCCAACAGATGCCGAATAATTTGCTAATATTTTGTACATATCCCAATTATAAACAGCTTTTGATAATATCAAATCAATTTCTTTTGGTTCAAGTAACGGATATTTTAATTTTGCCAAATTGTATTTTTTGGCAAGATCATCGGTCAAAACTGGTCTGATGAGTTGTAACATTTTTAGAATAAATGGCCCAGAATTTAGGAGTAAATATTTAGAAGCAAATGCAAAAATTTCTTCTGATGTAAATGGTAGATCCACAAAAAGATTTTCGGTCATATTTTTAAATATTTGAGTCCAAATAACTGGATGCAATTCATCATAATATTTGGCAACCACTGTGATAAAAAATTCTTTGAGTGATCCGAGTTCGTTTGGTATTAGCGTATTGAGTTCATCATGAATAGTAAAACTGTACAATCCGGTAAGTTCATTTGCTAATTTATTAGAGATATCAGTTTTTGATACATCAATTTTGTTGCCAGGCATATTTAATTTTTGGGTAAGATGTTTAAATCGTTTGTAATCTTCTCTCAATATTTCAATAATTTCATTTTTATTTTTTCCCTCAAATTTTTTGGAATATTTTTTTCTGTATTTTTTAATGAAATATTTGTAAATATCAATGTATTGGCATTGACAATTTTCAACCAAAATCTTTCCTAAGGATTTCATACTGGTTGGGAAATCACGTTGGAGTTGAAATCCATGATCACCGTCTGTTTTCATGATAGATGTAGCAACAACATCCAGTACGATATTATCAATATCGATATTGTCCAATTTTTTGAGCACCGAACTTGTTTCTTCTGTACTTGTTAGTATACTAAAAAATTGACGAGCATGTGCAATATTTTCTGGTGTTGCGTGTTTATATATTTCAACCAATTCTCCCAATCTACTATTGCATTTATCTGGTTGGTTAATAAAACTATTGATAGTTTGGTCCCATTCTTTTTTGAGTCGTTCATAAAAATATTCGTATGTAATATCCGGTTTAATACACACCCATTCATACCTCATAGTTGGTTGGGTCATATTATCGATTATCTCAAAATTAATCTTACTTACGGATTTATTTAAATCATCAATTATATTTAGACATGTTATTGACATTTATATTATTAACAATAGATATATTATTATTAAACAATAATAATATATATATATAATTCCTTTATTCCCACCAATCCATTAATTTATTTCCGGATTCATGAATATTTTTGATTAATTCTTGTACTAATGCTATACTATGGTTGTCCATATTTTCCAATTCCAAATAATTTATACTATTTTGGCTATTACCATTTTTTTCCGGAAAATGATAAACCACATTATCGTATACCACAATTTGATTTGCTGGATTAATATGTGTTGGATATATCGGCTCGAGTATTTTTAATTTATTAATTTTTTTTGACAAATTTGATGGTACTGTATTAAAATCACCTAGCGCAACTAATACATTATTTGGGTATAATTCTATTAACATGTTTAAATAATTATTTAATTCACCGAGACCATTTTCTGGGTACTGTGATTTGCAACCTGGAAGATGAACACCAACAATAGTAAATTCATCGCCAGTTTCCCGATTTTTAATAAATGCAGTAGGTAGTATTAATGTACTATTTCGGCTATCTTCTTTGTAAATTATATTTTCCATATCAAATCCAAGAATTCCATATTTATTTTTATTTATAAGAATACCCGTAACATTATTTTTTTCTTTTTCATGGATAACTCGATCGGTAGGGTATTTTAAATTGCTAACCAATTCATAACGATGATTATCCTTTTTGAGTTTTGACTCTAATGTTTCAAAAAAATCGAATGATCCTTCGGCAATAACCATTATATCAAATTTATTGGAAACAAAATCATTATAAATTTGGTTTATTTGTTCTGCATATTTTTTTGATAGCCATATTTTTTTTTCGGGAATTACATCGTCTACAACAGAAAACATATGGGTTGCAGCAAATGGTCCAGAACCAAAATGATAATGATATTTAATGTTACTGACATTCCAAAAATATATTTTGTTTAAATAATTTTGACAGCACAAATTTATTGCGATCGCTGCATGGTCACTATAAACATTTTCACTTAATGTATCAAAAGGTTTACCTTGATAAATTTTATTAAGATTGAGAATATTTTTTGTTTCCGGTGTGTCAATATGATCCATACGTAATAATATAATAGAACCGGTACAACATATTAGATTTGTATACTAATTTTTTTTCAATTTTTTTTCAATTTTTACTTTTTGTATATTAACTTATATAAATGTTACCATATCAAAAATTAATTGATTATCTTAAACAGCATAAATATCCAATCACTATCAAACCAAAATATTCTGTTATAACGGTACCAGGAAATAATTATCATATTACAATATTCCAAGACCAATGGGATGATTATGAGAATACAAGTGGCAAACCCTACTATTTATTCCATGTGTCATCAAATAATGAGATAGATAGATGTTCATCATATTTTTGGGTGGATAAAAACAGTTTACGCATTAAAAGAATACCACAAAAATATTTTATGTATGTGCAACCAACCTATTCTTTCCATTCATCGACACGTAATCCTTGCCATTTGGGCGAAATAAAAAATGTATTGAAAAAATTTCAAACAATATTAATACCCACATAGAATAGATGCTAAAGCTTAAAAAAAATTGAATTTTTTTACAATCTGATTGTGCCATTCTATTTCAATAATATTAACACAGGATGACTACCAAATATGTCTTCAACATCTGGGTTAGACCTTCTAGAACAGCCCAAAAAATAAGAATCGTGTCAGAACCAACTACCGATACTCCTAAAACGTGGATAGTATCAAGCGCAAAATCATTTTCTTCCAAAAAAGTGGAAACGCCAGAAAAAATAACTGACCAAATTCCAAAACCGGTGGAAAATCACAAAACTAATCAAACAACTGACTATGATCTTCGATCGGCATTATCTCTGATACATGGTGGTCATATCTAAAATATTATTAGTTTGGATAAATTATAAAATTATTATTTATCCAAAATTTGATTATTAAAAAAAAAAAAATAATTAATTAAAAAATAACCAACTAACCATAATTTATTTAATTAACCAAAAAATTAAAAAAATTAAAATATTTACGGTAACCTATCTCTAAATCACAGAATAAAATTTAATTAATTTAATATAAAAAATTAATTTTTTCCAAAAACTATAAAAACGGAAAAGAGTTTAAAAATGATGGGAAAATTTAATTCTATTAAAAATAACTATTTTATTCCTATAAGATAGTAATATGTCAAGTCGCGGAAGAAGTAATCAACGTAGGGATAATTCGGGAAGATTTACATCTGAACAAGATGGTAGAATGACACGTTCGCGCTCAAATTCGCGAGGAAGAAGCAGTGGACAAGGCAGAGATGGACGTAAAACTCCTGGCGGTAATAATCGTGAAGGAGTCAATCAATATACTAAATCAAGATCTAATTCTCGCAGCAGAAATAGTAGGTCCACTTCTCGCAGTAGAAATAGTAGGTCCACTTCTCGCCGCCCATCAAATTCTCGCAGCCGATCCAACTCTCGTAGCCGATCACTTGTTCGTGATGAAGAACCTCGTGATGGACGTAGAAGGGGTAACAATCCATTCGGAAGGGCCGGAAAACCCAGTTCCAGATCTGGATCCAAAACATCGAGGAGTTCCACCAGGGCTAAACCCGCTACCGCTACCAAGAGGACAACTAGGGCTAAATCCTCATCTGGATCCAAACGGGCAACCACTGGAAGATCTACCTCCAAACGTAGCACTGCCACTAAACGTAGGTCATCTTCACGATAATTGTTATCTATTATCCCACCTATAAATTAGAGCATGAATAGTCAATATATATATTTATTGTTTATTCATGCACTAATACAATACTTTGTCCCAAAATGGGCAGGTTAAGTTTTTCTGTTTTATAGAAGACTTTACGAATAATTTATGATTGATAATCATAAATTATTAGTTAACAATAATAACAATAATAACAATAATATTATATTGCAATATAGTATACATAACAATATGAGTGATCTTAATCCAATCACCGATCCTGATACGAGAGATATTAGTGGTCCTGTTAATATTATACGTTTGGAGGGAAACATTCATGGAATCAATAAAATTATTTATTTATTTATGGATTATCACATGCCAGTAACTTCGCAAACGCAATGTGCTAATGTTTTTAGTCCGGATGTTCAAAAATATTTCGCTAAAAATTTTTACAAATTAACAGAAGGTTCACAAACATACGATTTTTTTTTGGAAATATATCCTAGTGAACTTGCGGATACCAGATATCGAAAAGGCACCGTACTAAAAGACTACAAAGAAAAATATATTGAAGAAGTAGTTAATTTTTTCCGAAAAATATTTAAATATGATTCAAAAAAAAATAAAGTTTCTGTTAACAAATTGTTTAAAAATGTTAGATTACACTATTTAGATGTTCGTGATTACTACAAACACAATCTTTTCAATAAAATATCTGAAATGTCCGATATTGCACATAATTTTATGAGAAATGATGATATTAATGTGAATGATTTGGACCATATTATACAACTAATGTATGTCATGGGGGATCATATTCAACTAATAATAGATATATTATCTGAACCAATAAATAAAGTTCCCAAAACAAAAATTATCCAAACAGCCCAGGATAATTTGGATATGCAAGCACTAGAATATTTAACAAACAAAATTAAAAATATTTATAATCACAATGATGTTAAAAAAGTTATGAATATGTTAATTAAAAATTCGATCAAAAATTTTCAACTAACAATTCGCGAATTAAATGATGCCATAAAGGAATTCACTGGATATGCTGATACAATCCAGCGTAGTTATAATAAATTGGTAAGAGATGAAAATACATCCTATTTGTATACTTACGGTATTAGTTCATCCACTATTAGACAAATGATAACGAACATTACCAATAAAGTAGAAAGCTTAATTGATGAGAGATTTGTTGAATTTTTCGCAAGATTTACGGATATTTATTTTTTGAGAAGATTTTTGGACAAAGATTATATCACCAATGCAATCGTTTATAGCGGTGCCCTACATTCTAATACCTATATTCATATATTGGTTAACTACTTTGATTTTAAAATAACAAATGCATCATATTCTTCCATAAAAGATATGGATAAATTAACGAATGCAATTAAGAACAAATCAGTTATGGAAATACAACCACTCATTTTACCAGAAAGATTAGTTCAATGTTCTAATATGGATGATTTTCCGCAAGAATTTTTGTAGAAAAAAATAAAGTATTTTTTTTTTCAACCTGCGCATTTGGCGACAAGGTAGAAAAATAATAAAGTATTTTTTGATTAGTGAATTTATATTTAGTTTGTTATAATTATTTCTAATTATATTGTATAATTATGACAACTTTTGATAAAACTACCAAACAAATAAATGGTCCAATAAATGTGGTTAGATTGGAAGGAAATATTAGCGGAATTGATAAAACGATTTATGTTTTCATGGACCAACATTATGGTATCCAAATTCAAACTGAATGTGAAAATGTATTCTCGATGGATATTCAACAATATTTTGCTAGAAATTTTGAAACTTTAAACAAAGTGGATCGAATGTATGATTTTTTCCTGGAAATTATGCCAACAAGAATTCAAGATTTTTCTCCGAATTTATCATCACGTATCAATTATCGTCACATTTATATTAACCAGGTAGCCAAATTATTCAATAAATTATTTGTATATGATTCCGATAAAAATAAAGTATCGATTTCAAAATTTTTTACTAATGTTAGATTGCATTATATGGATATCCGCGATTATTTCGAAAAATATTTTTTTGAAAAATTTTTAGAGATTCATTCTAAGATAACAATTTCTCTTGAGAATAATTATATTCACCCGCAAAACTTGACATTCTTGATTGAATTTATTGAGGATTTCAAACAACATGTCCAATTAATTCACGATATAATTGAATCATATTTGGTAGGTAAGCCAAAATCGGTAAAAAAAACAGCAATTATTAAATATGATAACGCCAATAAGAATAATCCTCCTCAAACAAAATTAACAGATGAGCAATTAAAACAAGAAGAATTTGAACAAATTAATTATCTTATTAATAAAATTTTTGGGGTATACACACACACAACAGTTAAAAATAAATTGGAAAAACAAATAAATAATATTCAACAAAATATGATAGAATTAATAGATATCAGCGAAAATCTTATAACAAAATACACCAATCTTCGTGATACATTGACTGCAACCAATAACAAACTGATTCACGATAATAATTCTCTTCATAAATACGAATATGGTATGGGATCTAAATCCATTCATTTAATGATATCATATATATATGTTAGTGTTGGTGACCTTTTTGGTAAATTTGTTAATTTTTATACTTTGTTCATGGATATTTATTTTTTGAGAAGATTTCTGGACAAGGATTACATAACAAATACTATTACCTATACTGGTTCATACCATTCTCTGGTATATGTTCACATATTGGTTAATGATTTTGGATTCCGTGTCACGCATGCGGCTTATTCTAAAATACCAATCGAAGAATTAAATTCGGAAATAAATAAGCGCGATATTTTTGATTTAGCAGAACTATTGTATCCACCAACTCGGTCACAATGTTCTGACGTTACCCATTTTCCTAAAAATTTTTTGTGATAATACATAAATTAAAATATAATAGGTTAATTATAAATGTGTTGGAATAAAGAAGTTTCTATTGCAACATTTGTAATTGCTATTATTGGCTCCATTTATTTGTATTATCGTAATAATACAAATGATAGATGGATTGCTATTTTTGGTATTACAATTGCTATGATACAATTGGCGGAATTTTTTATGTGGAGTGATTTATCATGCGGTAATATTAATAAGTATGCTTCCATATTCGCTTTATTAATATTAGCAATTGAACCATTCATGTTTATGATTTGTGGTATTTATTTTTCTAATACATCTAATAAACATTTACTCAAATATATGTTAATTGCATATATTATTTTTATTGGTTATCTTTATTTTACGCAAGTTCATGGAAAGAACATAACATGGTGCGGCACAAGTTTATGCGGTGGTCCATCAAATAATAAAGTATGTAATCTGCGTTGGTTATTCTTGGAAAATATTAATCATAAGTTGGGTATTATTTGGATAATGTTTTTAATGATACAATTTTTAACAATGACACCCAAATATCAAGGAATAATACTATTCGTGTTAGGGTTTATTGCATTAGCGATGGCATCTAAATCTAATAGTGCGGCATTCGGTAGTCTTTGGTGTTGGTTCGGTATTGGTATTATTTTCACAAAAATAATTATCAAATAAACCAAATATTTTGAATCTTAATATAATAATATGACCACATACGCATATGTTACAGTATTATACGGAAATAATATATATCTTACCGGTGCACTAGTTTTAGGATACTCTTTAATGAAAACAAATACTTTGTTTGATCGAGTTATTTTAGTTACTCCCGATGTAAGTAATCAGTATAAATCTTACCTTAAAACAATATATACGCACATTATTGATATTGAGTATACTAATGTCAGTTCTGAAATTTTTTCGGAACAAAATACTAGATTTCGTGATGTTTTTACCAAATTGGAATGTCTTGCATTAACACAATATAATAAAATTATTCTTTTGGATTTAGATATGATTATCACCCGAAATATTGATCATTTGTTTAAACTTGGTCCACCTGCTGCCTGCCTTAAACGATATCATATATCGTATGGTAAAATTATTCCAGCAAATATGATTTGTTGTGGAAACAAATTGGTTGGTAGTATCAATGCTGGTTTAATGTTATTAAAACCGGATATTGATGAATGGGACGCAATTAAAAAAGATATTAATAGTTCAACACAAATAAATAAATATAAGTACCCAGAACAGGATTATTTGAGTCTAAGATATTGTGGTAAATGGACATCAATTACTTTTAACTACAATTTCCAATTTGGTCTAACTAATCGCGTGAAACAATATCGGTACAAAATTAATGATATTTATGTTATTCATTATTCCAGTTCATACAAACCCTGGAATGATTTAATTCCGGATAAAACAGAAACTAAAGATGAACGCCAGTTTAAAAATCAACACCAAAAATATTATACATTGTGGAAAAATGCATACATAATGATTAAAGAAAAATTTGAAAATGAAGGAATTATATTACCATACTAAATAAAATTGAAATTTTTTGTAACAGAATAATACAGCGTACCATATAATAACATATTACAATAATGGATAAAGATAATTCATCATGGCAAAAAGTTTTAACGTTAATTTCCAAACAAATCACCAAACCAAAACCAACTGATAATCATACCAGATTATTAATTACCACAACTACTAACACCTATTATATTATCCCAAATCCAAATAATCCAGAATCCAATAGTGTTCCAATATCAATGACATGTAATAAAACTAGTTGTTGGGCATAATTAATTTTTTTAATTAATCTAATTAAAAAAATTAAACATCAATAACGATATTAGTTTGGTTCAGCGTATGCAAATTATGGTTGGATGGTGGCGAATAATTATTATCTGAATCTGATTCTATTTCGATTGTTATTTCCGTTTCTAGATTTTGCATACCAGAATCATTTGTCGTATCCATTCTAATAGCATCTGGGTAGTAAATCTATATAAAAGTATATAAATTTTTTAAGAGTTCTTCAACCCTTGAGTATCCCCATTTACTCTTATCCACTGGCTAGGCTTCGTGGACGTTTAGATTTACCGGATTA